GTAGATCAGCCTTAACATCCAAAGGAGGTACTACTAAATGGCGAAGGATAAGGCAACAAGTAATCAACAGAGATAGATGCTGTCAAGCTTGTGGTACTGAGGAGATGCTGACAGTAGATCACATCGTGCCTCGCAGCTTAGGAGGCGATGACAACTTAAATAACCTTCAAGTGTTATGCTCATCATGTAATTCAAGCAAGGGGGGTAGGTTTTTTGATAGCCACAGGACACCCCCGACCCTTCCTAGTTCTTTTTACCCCAAAAACGAGTCATCAAGCCACTATCAGCTCGAATCGGACGAGAACTAGTCATGACGGCTGAAAACGGCTCTATCGGGCTCACACGGGTTGAGGAAGGGGTGACAGAACCTCGTTATGGGTCTCAAACTCCCAGAATCATGTCTCCAAGCCTAGATTTGCCTTCAAGAGGTCAAGAGATGATCGACTTTTGCAAAGAGATCGGTTTTCCATTACTACCTTGGCAAGAACTGCTTGCAATCGAGAGCTTGAAATACAAAGCCGATTCCAGATGGGCTCATCCATTAGTCGGGATCATGCTTCCGAGACAACAAGGCAAGTCAACATTCATGGCACTTAGAATCTTGTTTGGCATTTACCGACTAGGTGAGAAGATGCATTTAGCAACAGCGCACAAGTTAACAACATCATCTGAGATATTCTTTAAGGTTGGTCAGATGATTGACGACTCACATATCTTGCAAGAAAACTTCTCAAAGAAATATGAATCTAAAGGATCGCAAGAGATTAGGTTTAAGAACGGCGCGCGGTATCTGATTAGAGCAGGAAACAGCGCAGCGCGTGGTATAGCAGCGCCAGATGTAATTCACATTGATGAACTTAGAGAATTTGACACAGAAGAAGTCTGGTCATCTATGCGATTTACTCAGATGTCAAATAAAAACCCTCAAGCTTACTTCTATTCCAATGCTGGTCATGCTGGATCGGTTCTCTTACTCAAATTTAGAGAACGAGGACTAGCTGCTGCAAGTGGAGCCGATGATTCTATTGGATGGTTTGAATGGTCAGCAGAACCCGGGGCTGCAATCGATGACAAAGAGGCTTGGTATCAAAGCAACCCATCATTAGGTCACACAGTCCATGAAGATAACATCAAAGATTCGTTATCAGATCGTGAAGACATATTTAGGACGGAAATCCTTTGCCAGTTCGTCTCAATGATAAATCCTGTCATTTCAGAAGCCGAATGGAAGAAATGCAAGGATGATTCTTTCAAGCTAGATCGCGAGAAGGATACTTGGATGGCGATTGATTTAAGTCCAGACAGAAAACACGCCAGCCTCGTTGCAGGTCAAAGAATCGAAGGCGATAGGTTCATGGTTGCCCTATTGCAGACATGGTTTAACCCAGTATCGATCGATGATAAACAAATGGCTAATGACATTGCTCCTTGGGTTCGTAAATTTCCAGTTAACTATGTTGCTTACTCTAAATCTACGGCTGGAGCAGTAGCAGCTCGATTAGCGCCAGCAGGGATTCCAGTTTATGAAATAAATGCTCAGGATTATCAGCAATCATGCGATGAATTTGTTTCGGCAGTATCTAGCGCTCGAATTGTGCATGAGGGGCAAGAGGAACTCGACAAACAAGTGTTATCAGCAGTAAAGCTTCAAAGAGGCGATGGTGGTTGGGTCATGGGGCGCAAAGCATCTGGAATAATCTGTGGCGCAGTATCGGCTGCAATGGTTACTCACTTTGCGACACGCGCAGAGACAGAAGTTGACATTCAGATAGGTTAGTGTCTAAAAACTGGGCATATAGTGTATAGTATGTCCAATGGGAATTAAAGAATTTTTGTTGCCGAAATCTGCTCCTGAACAAATCACAGTTGACGCAGCTTCGACTCCTGCACCATTCAACAACACAGCATCGTTCAATCCCTTTACATTTACTCCATCTACTGCTACACGCGGTCAAGCAATGGCAGTACCTACAATTGCAAGAGCTCGTAACATTATCTGCTCAACACTTGCAGGATTACCACTAGAGGTTTATTCAAAGCTAAACGGCTCTCATGTTGCTGCACCTTCTGTAATTAACCAACCAGACCCAAGAGTTCCGGGCTCTGCTGTATATGCATGGCTTGCAGAGGATATCTGGATGCATGGGATTGGTTACGGTCAAGTAATGGAGCAGTACGGTGATACAGGAAGAGTTCGTGCATGGACTCGAGTAGCGCCAGATCGTGTAACTCCAAAATTAAATCATTTGCAAACAGAAATTATCGGTTATCAAGTTGATGGCTCAATAGTTCCAAATCAAGGCGTTGGATCACTTGTTGTATTTTACGGATTAGATGAAGGATTACTTAACAGAGCAGGTCGCACGATTCGCGCGGCGCATGCGCTTGAACAGGCTGCTGAGACATTTGCTAAAGAGCCAGTTCCTCTTCAAGTATTAAAGTCTAACGGTACAAATCTTCCAGCAGAGCGAATCAGCAAACTTCTTGAGTCATGGAGAATGGCAAGACTAAATAAGTCAACTGCATTTCTTAATGCAGATGTAGAGTTGCAAGCGCTGGGCATCGATCCTGCAAAGTTACAGCTCAATGAAGCTCGTCAATATGTCGCGCTCGAATTGGCTCGCGCTTGCAACCTTCCAGCATATTTTGTAAGTGCTGAATCTACTAGCATGACCTACAGCAACGCCATTTCAGAGCGTAAGGCTCTTATAGATTTTTCTATGAAATATATTTTAACCGCTATTGAGCAAAGACTATCTATGCCAGATTTCGTATCTAGCACAACAGAAGTTCGCTTTTCACTAGATGATTTCTTGCGTGGCGATCCATTACAGCGTGCTCAAGTTTATGAAATCCTCAATCGAATTGGCGCAATGAGCGTTGAGCAGATTCAAGAGGAAGAAGACCTAATCCACAACGAGGAGAACCGATGAAGATAACTATGCCAGTAACACTAACGGCGGCAGATGCAGAATCTCGCATTATCGCTGGTCGCATAGTGCAATGGAACGCTGAGGGCAACACATCAGCAGGCGCAACAATGTTTGAGCCTAACTCAATTGAATTTTCTAAAAATGTCAAGCTAGTTTTACAGCATGACCAAACTCGACCATTAGGCAAGTTAATGGAATGGTCACAGGATGACACAGGCATTACAGCATCATTTAAGATCGCTAAAACAACAGCAGGCAATGATGCATTGGAAGAAGCTGCTACAGGGCTTCGTTCCGATTTTAGTGTCGGAGTAGATGTTGAAGAATGGGATAACAAGAACGGCGTAATGGCTATCAGCGCTTCTAAACTCATAGAGGTCAGCTTGGTCACAGACGGAGCAATACCCGGAGCCGAAGTGCAAAAAGTCGCCGCAGAAGACAACAAAGTTTCTGAACTCGATGTTCAGGATGAAACACCAAAAACCACAGAAGGAGAACAAGTGTCAGACACTACCGTTCCAGAAGTCGCTCCTGCCGCAGAAACGGTAGAGGCTGCAAAAGTTGAAGTAAAAGCTGCAACAGCACCTTACACTTCAGTCACAGTTCGTAACCCAATCGTGGATAAGGCTTCTTATCTCGAGCACTCAGTCCGTGCCTCACTAGGCAACGAGACATCAAAGATGTATGTTGCAGCAGCAGCGGATTTAACAGATAACGCAGGACTAGTTCCTACTCGTCAGCTAACAGAGGTCATCAACGGCATCTCAAACGCAGACCGTCCATTTATTGATTCAATTACTCGCGGCGCATTGCCAGATGCAGGAATGACATTTGAAATTCCTAAGATCACAGTTGCTCCAACAGTTGCAGTTGCATCAGAAGGTGGAACACCATCAGAGACAGATCAGAACGCTGCTTTTGTTACTGTAAATGTTCAGAAGTTTATCGGACAACAGACATTCTCACTAGAGCTTCTAGATCGCTCATCACCAGCATTCTTTGCTGAATTAGTACGCCAGATGGAATTTGCTTATGCAAAAGCTACAGATAACGCAGTTGCAACAGCAATGGTTAATGGCGGAACAGACGGCGGAAACCGTGCAGCACTTACAACAGGTGCTCTTGTAGCTGATTTCGTTTCAGATGCAGCAGTATCGATCTACAAGAACACTCTTGGATTCGCACAGAACATTTGCGTTTCACCAGAACAATGGGGCGCATTGATGGGCTTGGTGGATAGTTCAAACCGACCAATCTTCCAGCAAACAATCAACCCACAGAACGCTGGTGGAGACTTAACTGCTACAGCAATTCGCGGAAACCTTCTAGGTCTAAACCTTCGCGTTTCTCGTGCATTGACAGATGGTTCAGGACTTGGAGATAACAGTCTCATTGTTATCAACCCAGAAGCATACACATGGTACGAGTCACCTCGTCTATCACTACAGACAAACTTGATCTCAACAGGTCAGGTTCAAGTTGGATACTACGGTTACGGCGCAACTGCTACAAAGCTTGGTGCAGGCGCATACCGTTTCATGGTTGCATAATCTAAACAACTAATCATGGGGGGGCGGTTGCTCCCGATCGCTCCCCCAGCCGTTTAACGAGAGGAATTGGAAATGGCAACAATAGTCACACCAGCCGAATTACGCTCTGTGCTTGGCGTTTCCAATTCCCTCTACAATGACGCATATCTAACAGATGTGATAGATACGGCTGAGTCTGTAATTTTGCCAATGCTTGTTAGGTACTCAAGTCCTATCGACACAGTTACATTGCAAGATAACATTGCAACTTATGGAGTTTTAGGCGATAACAATTTTAACGAGGGTCAGAGCGTAGTCATTACAGGCGTAGGCTCCCCATTTAACGGAACATTTACAATTATCGAATCAAGCAACATTGATGTCGAATCATTCATTGTTCGATCAAGCTCACGCATTTATTTAGACGGGGCTTACAGAGAATTTAACGGTTACTTTACTGTGGCAATTACTGGCGCAGATATTAACGAAAGAAAAGTAATCCCATCAGGCTTAGCAACTCTTTCAGGCGCTTCAACTTATGTTGGAAACGCAGCCGTAGAGTCAGCAGTTTTAGCAGTATCAGTAGAAGTATTCCAGAGCCGAATCGCGCCCGGGGGTCAGATCGAAGGCATAGATTTTACCCAAGTGAGCCCATACAGGTTAGGTAGAAGTTTATTCAACAGAGTGTCAGGGCTCTTAGGTCCGTTTATTGACACAGATTCTATGTGTCAGTAATGCCCAATACAATTTTAGACACAATTAGACAGCCATTAGCAACAGCCTTTGCAAGCGTTGCCGGCAATGTCTATGCCTATGTTCCAGAAGCTCCAATGGTTCCTTTTGTAGTTATGGTTCCAGATTCACCTTATTTTGAATTAGAGACTCTGGGGAAATCTCAGATACGGACTAAGATCAATATCGTTATATCTGTAGCGGTTGCTTATAATAGTAACCCTGCATCGCTTGACAATCTCGAGCAGCTAGTAATAAGCGTTCTGAAAGTAATCCCAGCCGGGTATGCAGTCGGAACGGTTGACAAACCAACGGTTACTCAAGTCGGTCCATCTAATGTTTTAGTGGCTGACATAAGAGTTTCCACCTACTACACACAAACAAACTAAAGGAAGAAAATATGGCTACCACAGTAATTACTGGTCGGGATGTTACCTTTACCATTGGTGGTAACAATTTCGATGCACAGGCAACATCAGCAACGCTTATCGGCGAAATGACTCGCGAAACCTATCAGACACTCGATGGAAAATCCTTCAAAGTGACGGATAACAATTTCACATTTAATGTTGAAATGTTGGCAGACTGGGGCGCAACAGGTTCTCTTTGTGAGATCCTATGGGGCGTATCAGAGTCAGCACCAGACACAGGCATCAACACAGTATTCACAGCAGCATCAGGCGCAGTATTTAGTTTCCAAGTATTGCCATCATGGCCATCAGCAGGCGGAACTGCACCAGATGCACAGACTGTATCTCTATCATTCCAAGTTATCGGAGTGCCTTCAGAGGCGTTCTAACTAGTAGAAACGGGAGCAAACAATGCAACAACAAATAACAATTAAATATAATGATGGGTCTGAAGATACTTATCTAGTCAAACCACCAGACTACGCCAAGTGGGAGATGACAACTAAAAAGGTTATCTCTAACTTTGGTGGCATGTGGGATATTCTGTTTGTAACACATTCAGCAATGAAGCGTGAGGCAGGCGGAAAGAGCATAAAGCCATTAGAGACTTGGATGGAGTCGGTGGCAGATGTCGAGGTGGGAGGCGATGACCCAAAAGTCATCCAAGGGGAAGCGTAAGCCGACTCTTAGTTGAACTGTCAATAGCTACTCATATACCAATGTCAGAGTGGCAATCGGCAGAAGATATTTTAACAGCGTTAGAAATACTAGAAGCGAGGAATCATGGCTGAACAAATAGCCTTCGATAAAACCGAACTTCGTGCCGTGTTTAAGGCGCTTAAAAACATGGATGAGCAGGCAACGCAAGAAGCCAAACGCCAGTCCGGGGCTTTGGCAGAATACGCTCGCAAAGAGGTGATTGGTACTGCATCGGGAATTAACTCTCGAGCAGTAGCCAGTCGCATTGCAGAAGGTTCTCGTGTTAAGAAGTCATCTCGGATTGGTGAGATTACTTATGGATTTGCATCTCAAAAGTTTAGCGGTGGTGCTACTACCAAAGATATTTGGGGTGGTTCAGAGTTTGGATCTAACAGGTATAAGCAGTTTCCAGTTTGGTCAGGGCGTGAAGGTCGCGGTTCTAAAGGTTGGTTTATTTATCCAACGCTTCGCAAGATTCAGCCTTACATCGTAGCTGAGTGGACTAAATCGTTTGATAAGATTTTGAAGGAGTGGACATAATGGCTGGTACAAGTAGAGCCTTAACGCTTAAACTCCTTGCTGACATAGATAACTTTACCAAGAATATAAACAAGGCTGATAATGAAGTTACAAGCTTTGGCGATAAGATTAAGAAGTTTGCAAAGGTTGCTGCTGCCGCTTTTGCTGTAGCAGGTGGCGTTGCTATCAAGTTTGGCGTAGATGCAGTAAAATCCGCATCTGATCTATCAGAGACAATCGCCAAGACTGGTGAGATATTTGGAGATTCTGCAGGAGAGGTTGAAGCCTTTGCTGCAACGGCTGCTAAGAGACTTGGACAGACAAAGCAACAGGCACTCGATGCCGCATCTACTTTTGCAATCTTTGGTCGCTCTGCTGGATTAGCAGGCAAAGACCTAGTTAAGTTTTCTACGGATTTTACAGGGCTCGCTTCAGACTTAGCCTCATTTAACAATACAAGTCCAGAAGATGCCATTAACGCTATTGGATCAGCGCTAAGAGGTGAAGCCGAGCCTTTAAGAAGATATGGCGTATTACTTAACGATGCTAGCCTTCGTCAGGCTGCACTCGAATTAGGAATTATCAGCACTACTAAAAACGCATTGACTCCACAGCAAAAGGTATTGGCTGCTCAAGCTCTTATTTACAAGCAGACATCACTTGCGCAAGGAGACTTTGAAAGAACCTCGGCAGGCTTAGCCAATCAACAGAGAATTCTTGCAGCTCAGATCGAAAATGTTAAAACAACAATCGGAACAGCTCTTTTGCCGATAGTGCTTCAATTAACAACATTCTTTGCCACTAACCTTCTGCCAATCATTGAGCAATTAGGCAATGCTTTTGCCAGCGATGGTGAGGATAGTTTTAAGAGCAAAGTAGGAGCCGTTGCCACAGCAATTAAAGCCGTAGTTTTGCCAGCCTTTAATGGCTTGGTTGCAGGGTTCAATTTGATAAGAGATGCCATCCAGCGCAACAGCGATAAGCTCGAACCATTCTTTACCCTTATCAAGGCTATTGCAGGCTTTATTGTTGCCTACCTTGCACCAGCCATTAGCCAGACCCTAGGGGTAGCCTTTAAGGTTGTTGGAACTATTATCTCCACAGTTATCGATCAGTTCGCTAATTTCCTTGGAACGCTTACATCTATATTTAATGCAATTAAAAAAATCATTGATTTTGTTAAAGGTGCTGGAAGCGCAGTAGGAAACCTTCTAGGATTTAACAATGCTTCTAACGCAAGTTTTAGTACTCCGGGTATTGTGAACGCTCCATTTACTCCATCTTCACCAAGTAGGGGATTTTCAGGGCAAGCGGTTAACATTACTGTAAATGGCGCAATCGATTCAGAGTCAACAGCTCGTCAAATTGTAAGCGTACTCAACCAATCTTCTTATCGTGGAACTTTGGGTGCTGGTGCTTTTGCATGACAATATGGACTCCAGATTACGCAGTTGAAGTTAACGGGCGTGGGGATGTTACTAACCTAACCATTGCCGATTTAATTATTACTTCGGGTCGCACAGACATTTATTCTCAACCTGTTGCCGGATATACTCGATTTACCATTTTGAACTTAAATGAAGGTGCAACAGGGTTTGATGTCAATGATTCAGTAGTAGTCAAGGTTAAAGACTCGACTGGCACTTATATCCCTATCTTTGGTGGAGATGTCACAGATATCGATGTAACCGTCAGAACAGGCGAACCAGCCATTACTCAGGCTATAACCGTCACAGCATTAGGTGCTTTATCTAAACTGCCTAAAACGCTTACTGAAGGCGTATTATCTAAAGATTTTGACGGCGATCAAATTTATGAGATTTTGCAAGATGTTCTATTTGACCAATGGAATGAAGTACCGGCTGCTGAAACTTGGGCAGCTTATACTCCAACAACTACTTGGGAAAATGCTGAAAACTCTGGGTTAGGTGAGATCGATCGTCCGGGAGATTATGAGCTGACTGCTCGATCTGCCAGCACTACAGATGTTTATAGCCTTGTTGCTAACTTGGCTAGATCGGGGCTTGGCTACATTTATGAGGATTCAAGTGGTCGAATTGGTTATGCCGATAGTACACATCGCGCTCAATACCTAGCAGCTAATGGCTACGCTTATGTTGATGCTGGTTGGGCTTATGCCTCAAGCATTGCAACATCTAGGCGATTAGGTGATTTACGCAATGAAGTTACTATTACCTATAAAAATAATGCTCAAGAAACTGCATCCGATGCTGCATCTATTGCAACCTATGGTTATCAAGCTGAAAACATTGTTACTACTATTGAAAATCAATCCGATGCTGAAGATCAGGCTGCATTCTATTTAGAGATTCGGGCTTATCCTCAAGATCAATTTAGAGCTATAACATTTCCAATGGCTAACCCAAATATCCCAGATTTATCTCGCGATCAGGCTTTAGGTATTTTCATGGGCTTGCCTCTTGACATTGAGGATTTACCATTAAATATAGCCGATGGGCGTTATCAAGGTTTTGTTGAAGGCTGGACTTGGACAAGCCGATTTAACGCTTTAGATTTGACAATAATTGTTTCGCCAGTTGCTTTCAGCCTACAGGCGTTTAGATGGAACTCAGTACCAGTAACAGAGACATGGAACACACTAAGTCCTACTTTGGACTGGAATAACGCTACAATAGTAGCCTAATCAAGGAGAAATATGGCAACGACTACTAACTACGGCTGGGATACCCCAGACGATACAGACCTAGTTAAGGATGGCGCAGCAGCTATTCGCACCCTTGGTTCGTCTGTAGATACAACTACTAAAGCGCTTAACCCTTCAACAACACTTGGCGATCTTGAATATCGATCAGCAACGGCAAACACAAACACGCGCCTAGCAGTTGGATCAACTGGCGATGTTTTGACCGTTGCAGGTGGCGTTCCAACATGGGCTGCTCCTGCGGGTGGTGGCGCTGATTACACTTTGATTAACACTGGTGGAACAACATTAAGTGGCGCATCAACAGTTACAGTGAGTGGCATTTCTGGTAAGAACTCTTTGTTTATTTTTACTGAGGGTGACTTTGATGCAGATGCTAACGCTGTATTTACTCTCAGATTTAATTCAGATACTGGTTCTAATTATACTACTGGTGTATTCAAATTAACCACAGGCAGTCCATTTGTAACCAGTTTTCAAGTTTTTGCAAATAATCAAAGTATACCAATAGGAAATCAAGGAACAGGTGCGACTTGCTATGGTGCTTTTTATATGAAAATTGATGGTTGCAATGCAACTGGAATAAAGCCTTTTCAACTTACAAGCATAGTTGAAGCATCATCAGCCGCTAACGCTTCAATTTCTTATAATGGCACTGGAAGATACAAGGGCACTTCAGCCATAAGTTCAGTATCCCTTATTTCTAGCGCAGGAAATTTTTCAGCAGGCACTATCTATGTTTTTGGAGCATAATATGAAAATTATTGAAAGAATATACAATGTTGAAACAGGCGAAACAGTAGATATTGAACGCGATGAAACTGCAGCCGAAACAAAAGCGCGTTTAGATGATGCCAAAAAAATGGCAATTGAACAAACCGAAGCCGATGAAAAAGCAACTGCTCGCGCAGTAATACTCGATCGATTAGGTCTTACAGCCGATGAAGCAGCAATCCTACTTGGATGAAAGCTCGACTAAGTAAATCTGTAATCCAATTTAGAGAGCAGGCAGACGATGCTTATCCTGACAGAGACCGTCGTAGTGACGGAACAATCGGAGATGCACGGCACACAAAGACCAAGAGCGATCACAACCCTTGCCCTAATACAGGGTTCGTCCGTGCTTTCGATCTCGATGCTTCTCTCGATGGGAAAAATGCCACAGCTCATTACCTTGCCGATCAGATACGAGTTATCGCCAAAAGAGATAAGCGCATTGCATATGTCATTTTTAACAAGCGAATTGCGAGCAAGAGAAGCCTCTGGCGTTGGGTCAAATATCGGGGTACAAACCCACACATCCAACACATCCACATCAGCTTCACAGAGGCTGGCGACAAAGATAGTTCGTTTTTTCAAATCCCACTTCTAGGAGGCACAGATGTTCAAACTAAACGCTAAGCAAAAGAGAGCATTAAAAGATTACGGTCTTGCAGTATTGGCTGCTGCTGTAACTATGGGCGTTGCTTTACTTACTGACATGGCTCCACAATATGCAGTTGTGATTGGCGCTCTTGCAGCTCCTTTAACTAAGTGGGCAAGTAAGAATTCGAAAGACTATGGCATCGGCTCATAATGAGTGCGCAGGACACGGCGGCTCTTGTTGTTGCTGCTACGACCGTTATTGGTTCGTTTATTGGCTCGGTGCGGTGGTTAGTAAAGCACTACCTTGGCGAACTAAAGCCTAACTCTGGCTCATCTATGCGCGATCAGATTAACTTACTGGAAGCGCGTGTCGAAACCATTCTTCGCATACTAGAGAAGTGACAATTATCTTATGGCAAGAAAAGCAACCAACAAGTTAGTCGATGAGGGTTATTCTCCACTCGATGCTTACTGCATTGGGTTGCACGAGTTCTACAAATCCTTAAAGAAAGCTGGATTCCCTGAGTCTATTGCTCTCTTTATGATCACAGAGCCACAGTCTTATCCAGCATGGATCTTGCCATCTCCAGTCGAGCCAGAAAGGTTCGGCGATTACGAAGATGAGGATGACGATTAAGCGAATAGTTATTTTGTCTGATCTTCAAGTACCTTTTGAGGATGTTCATGTAACACGCAACATTGCCAAGTTCTTAAAAACCTTCAAGCCAGATCAAACAGTAACGATTGGCGATGAAATAGACTTTAATACCATTTCAAAATGGTCTGAGTCCACGCCTGAGGCTTACTCACAGACTCTCGGCGATGATCGTGATCGCTGTGTTGAGTTGCTCTGGGAGCTGCAGGTCAGCGATTGCATAAGATCGAATCATACGGATCGTTTATACAATGTCATTATGAAGAAGATCCCATCTTTCCTGTCTTTGCCAGAGCTTCGCTTTGAAAAATTTATGAAGTTTGATGAACTCGGCATAACCTTTTGGAAAAAGCCCATGCCACTAGCTCCTAATTGGGTGGCGGTTCATGGGGATCACACGCCTATCAAGCCACAGGGCGGTTTAAGCGCATTAGAAGCTGCTAGGCGTACAGGCACAAACATTATCTCTGGACACACTCACAGGGCAGGGCGTACATCCTTCTCAGAAGCCATAGGAGGGCGAATGGGGCGTGTTCTGCATGGTGTTGAGGTAGGCAACCTAATGGACTTCAAACAGGCTGCATATACCCGTGGAACGGCTAATTGGCAACAGGCTTTTGCGATTATGTACATTCATGGCAAAAATGTCCAAGTTGACCTAATTTACATTGAGAAGAACGGCACATTTATCGTAGGCGGTAAGGTCTATGGACGACCTCGTTAGGGATATCTTTCCGATTAGGCGCACATTGGATGATGGGGTCGATGAGGCAGAAGCTTCTCCATTCCGACACGCCAGAACCAAGACATTTAGATAATTCTATGCAACACTAAACCTGCAACTAACCGAAGGTGTTAGTTCGATAGGGAGCAACAAATGACAGATAATCAAATTATCGGTGCAGCGCTAATTCTATTCCCGTTAGCGGTTGGATTGATTTATTCACATATAGCGCAAGGTAATTACAACAAGGGATTTCGCGAGGGATACCATCGAGGCAGGGCAGTTAATCGCCAAGAATTTTGGGCAGAATGAAAGCCAAAGAGGTATTACAAAGTGCAACCGATGTCATGCAAGATCGTGGTTCAATCTACGGTCATCCGAAAGTCAACCAAGATCGGATCGCTAAGCGGTTATCCAATTTATTTGAATTCCCAATCAAGGACTATGAAGCTTGCCTTGCAATGGTCGAAGTCAAACTATCAAGAATCCAAGAATCCCCCGGGCATCTCGATTCCTACATCGATGCCTGCGCTTATCTCGCATTAGCCTGCGAATTAAAAACAGAGGAGAATGAGGATTATGTTTAATTTAGCCGATTATGAACCAGTAGAGGTGAGACTTGAGAAATTTATTAAGGACTATCCAGATTTTCGTATTTCAACTGAATTGGAAGTTATCGAAAGTAGTCGATATGTTGTTAAGGCGTATCTATTCAAAACTGCTACAGATAGTGTTGCGTGGGCAACTGGGCTGGCTGAAGAGACAGTTACTAGTCGAGGTGTTAATCAGACTTCAGCATTGGAGAATTGTGAAACTTCGGCAATCGGCAGAGCGCTTGCAAATGCAGGTTATGCTCCTAAAGGAAAGCGCCCAAGCCGCGAAGAGATGACAAAGGTAGTCAAGGCTCCTGCTCCTAAAGTTGAGAAGGATTACTGGACTACACCATTTGGTGACCAAGATGAATCTATTAAAGAAGTGCCAGCACCAGTAACTATCGATGCAGCTCTTAACACAGTTTCAGAGATATTGGGAACTGCGAAGGTAGTGCCTAGTTGTAAGCATGGAGACATGGAGTTTAAGGATGGCAACAAGAATGGTCGAGCATGGGGTGGATACTTCTGCCGACACATGGGCGTAGGTGGATCAGAGCCTAAATGTCCAACACTTTGGTATCAGTTATCAAGTCAAGGAACATGGGAACCACAGAAGGCGAGAGCATAATGGGTTACATTGAGATACATAATGCAGATGGACTAGGTGGATGGGTCAACTTTGATGACATTCCATTTATCGAAATCATCAACTGTCAGTTATGCAACGAGCCAACAGAAGCTAGAGACATTGTCGCTAACATTGTGATTAGTGAAGAAAAGCCTGTAGTTGGTGCTTGGCAATGTCGAAAGTGTCATGCCGTAAATGGATAAGGATATTTACAGAAGCCCTATAAACGGGTTTATCCATAACTTTAGCGGTTACGCTGGAATCACTAACTGCTCAGATTGTGATGCATTTACTCAAGCTAATGAATATGATCGTGAAGATCACTTGGTTATATTCTTATGCAAGAATTGTGAGAACAAGCATCATTTATGAGTCAACATAGGAAACACAGAGGTTTCCGCACAGAGCGTGTTGTAGCACAGTACCTATCGACTGTGTGGCAAGGCGCAACTGTCGGAAGGGGTAGTGGTAAAGATATTGTGAATGTGCCATTTGATGTCGAAGTCAAAGCAAGGGTTGGTTTTCAACCATTGGCGTACATGAAGCAATTAAAAGCTCGAACTCAAGTATCTGGGGATCTGGGGTTCGGTGTATTACGGCTAAACGGACAAGGAGAGGATGCTGCTGAGTATTGCGCCATCATCCGACTGGCTGATCTATTACCACTACTCCAACTTAAATACGGTCACTTAGACAAGGAACCTACAGAGGCAGACATCGACCGTTGTACTGTCTGTGGGGCTTATATGATTCGGAGATGTTTAACATGCCAGCCTACGACTACAAATGCTCACGATGCAATCTTAGTCAAGAGATCAATCATGGATGGCACAATCGACCAGTAGTGTTATGCACTTACTGCAATGAACCTATGTCAAAGATGATTACAGCTAATCCAATTCACTTTAAGGGTAAAGGATGGGGCAAAGATTGAAACTTCTAGACCTATTCTGTGGCGCTGGAGGAGCATCCGCTGGCTATGCAGCTGCTGGGTTTGAAGTTACAGGGATTGATGTTAAGCATGGCAAGCGTTACCCATTTACATACATAAGAGGCGATGTTAGAGATTACTTAAATATTGAGTTCTTACAGCAGTTTGATGTTATCGCTGCTAGTCCACCATGTCAGACACACTCAGCAACTAAGCACTTACGCAATGCTCAAGGTAAGTCAACAAGCAAGATAGACATGATCCCAGAAGTCAGAGATGCGCTTGTAGCATCGGGTCTGCCTTATGTTATAGAGAATGTTCCTAATGCTCCATTGATACACCCAGTCCAACTATGTGGATCACATTTTGGGCTAAAGGTACGCAGACACAGGCTATTTGAATCAAATGTAGTTATAGAAGGCACAGGATGTAATCACAAAGAACAAGGAAAGCCAATAGGCATATATGGCTCAATGCGCGATGAAATACCAAATGGAGGTCATACAGCTAAAACTATGCAAGAAGCTAATGAAGCTATGGGTATTGATTGGATGATATGGGGAGAGTTAGTTGAGTCAATTCCTCCCAGTTATACAAAGTACATTGGAGAACAAATATGGCGACACACCCAAGATTAAACGGAAAACTTGACACATCTGGTACTCTCAGGGCTAGTGCCCATAAGGGGCACAGGGCGAGCCGCTCGCGGATAGCTCGCACGGTAGCCATCGCTATTGGGATAACTCTATTATCACCAATGTATGCTGCTAATACTGGGCAAATAGATGCCTTCAAATATGATCCTCGTAAATACATAAATGCCACTATGAATAAGACTGAGGCTAAATGTATTAAGTTACTCATTAGTAAAGAATCAGCATGGAATCATAAGGCAGTAGGTAATCTATCTAGTCCTACTAAATCTTATGTATATGGATTACTACAGATAAAGAATCCAATAGCAAAAGATATGAATCCAATGCAACAGATACAACTTCACATGAGATACTTAGAGCATCGTTATGATGGCTCAGCTTGTAAAGCATGGCAACACTTCAAGGATAGAGGATGGCATTGAGTAGATCAGCCTTAACATCCAAAGGAGGTACTACTAAATGGCGAAGGATAAGGCAACAAGTAATCAACAGAGATAGATGCTGTCAAGCTTGTGGTACTGAGGAGATGCTGACAGTAGATCACATCGT